TTACTAAACCATCTTACACTTTCTAAATATATTACATATGCAGTAACACAAACTGTTTTTATTTTAAAACAAACTAATAAGATTTTAACAATTATATCAGTTACTGTAAACAGTCTGATTAAGTTTGTAAAAACAACACTTATATATGTTTCTACTAGTACTATAACTACTGTTGCTGAGTATGTTAAAAAGTTTGGTGCAGTTGCTAAATTTACATTTATTGTAGAACCAAAGAAAAGATTAATAAACATTGCACACAATACTACACTGGTAGTACAAGTTGCTAAACGATCTTTATCTATTATTAAATCACGTATCATATTATTATTTAAAGGCGATACAAATGGCTGATAGTTTTTCATACAAGATTACTACTGAGTCCGAGCTATTTACATTTGACTTTTCTCAAGTGTTATCTCCGTCTGAAACAATTTCTACAGCTACTTGTTCTGTAATAGTAATGAATGGTGTTGATCCAAGTCCATCTACTATTCTTGTTGGCAGTACTGTTATTGTTAATTCTACAGCATCACAACGAGTAGCTAATGGTATCAGTGAAGTAACATATAGATTAGAGATGACTATTACAACATCACAAGGTAACACATATACAGGAGTAGGTGATCTACCAGTATATGATGCTAGTTTGGTATAACACATGAGTTATCAAAGTAATTACACAAGAGGTCTTTGGTTAGTAATTTGTGAGGCATGTGGTCGTAAATATAAGAATACAGAACTACGACAAAGGTGGGATGGGTTCATGGTCTGCGAAGACGATTGGGAGCCCAGACAACCACAAGACTTTGTACGTGGTGTGGCAGATTATCAGGCACCTCCATTTACTAGACCAGAACAAGCAGATCGGTTTGTTCATTTTAATTATAGTAATTTAGAAGAAGTAAGTTCTATAACTACCGCTACATTAATAGTAAATATATCTAAACTTAAAACATTTATAGCTAATATAGTTACAAGTGCAGTTAACATATTAACAACATATTATCCCAAACCAGCATCTAATAAAACTTTGAATGGTAATTCAATTAATTCTAATACTCTAGGATAAACATGGCAATTTTATTTACAAACAATGCATCTTCAACATTAGCATCCAGTATTCTTAGTGGTGCTACATCGTTGACAGTAGCAGCAGGACAGGGTGCTTTGTTTCCTAACCCAACGGCTCCTGATTATTTTTTACTTACTTTGCAAGCAGTGGCTGGTACTCCAATTGAGATTGTTCAAGTAACTGCTAGGTCTGCTGATACCTTTACTATTGTACGAGCACAAGAAGGTACAACAGCGTCTGCCTTTACGGGTGGTGATAAAGTTGAGTTACGTGTAACTGCAGCACAGATGGCTGGTGCAAGTCAATCTGGTTTAGCAAGTGGAACACTTACGGAAAACTCAAAGACTGTATTAGCTAACTATATTATTAGTACCGGTAAAAATGCAATGACAGTAGGTCCACTTACAGTAGCAGGTGGAGTTACATTAACAATTCCTAGTGGATCAAGATTGGTGGTTTTATGAGCTCAGTAATTATATCAGGCGATACAAGCGGTGCAATAACTCTATCTGCCCCTGCCGTAGCAGGAACTAATACTGCAACTTTACCTTCTGCTACTGGCACAGTAATGGTTAGCGGTAATATGCCAGCGTTTAGTGCTTATCAAAGTTCTGCACAGACATTATCTTCAAATACAGCTACAAAAATACAGTTTCAAACTAAAGAATTTGATACAGCATTAGCCTTTGACAGCACAACAAATTATCGTTTTACTCCTTTAGTTGCGGGTTACTATCAAGTAACTGGTGGTATCTCCGTTGGCACAACTCAATCCCCAGTCACAATTATTTTTTATAAAAATGGTTCAGCATTTAAGTATGTAAATCAAATGGGCACATCTGGTAGTGGATTTGGTTCCGCTTTGATTTATTTAAACGGCACAACAGATTATGTGGAACTGTACGGCAATCTTGCAATAGGTCAAGTATTAGGAGCTGGGGCTTCACTTACTTATTTCCAAGCATCAATGGTGAGGGCTGCATAACATGACAGCAAAAATTGCAGGATATTACCAAGTTAATGGAAAACTAATCTTTGTAAAAGAAAACCAAACATTTGCCGATGCCTTACAAGGAGTTAAATAATGTTATACGAAAAAATTAAATCTATTTATCCTGAGTTGATTGATGCTGATTTTTCACCAATTACAGGCACAATCACACTTCAAAACGATTCAGACGGCAAAGGCGATTACATAGCTAAATGGGAACACCCTACCCTAGCTAAACCAACAGATGAGGAATTAGTATAATGACTGCAAATGAAATGGCTGACAAGCTATCCCAATTTGGTGAAGGTGCAGTATTTGCTAATGTAAAACTAACTGATGTAGCTAATATGCTAAGAGCAATGCAAGCAGAATTAGATGCTTTAAAAGCGGAGATTAAATAATGGCATACGGACAAGTAAATGCCGATGTAATCGGAACAAGTTCACCAAACAGTAATCTTGGTGCTGGCAATGCAACCATAATGAAAAATCGCATTATTAATGGTGATTTCTATGTTGCACAAAGAGCTACTTCTGCTACTTTAACTGCTGGTAGCACGATTGCTGCTGGTTACGCAACTGTAGATAGATTCTACGGCTACTGTACTGGTGCAAATGTCACTATGGCACAAGTAGCTGGCGCAGGAAATAACCGTAATTTACTTCAATTTACAGGTGCGGCATCAGTTACAGCTATTGGTTGTGGTCAGCGTATCGAGTCGTTAAACTCGTATGATATGGCTGGCTCTATTGTTACCTTGTCCGCTTATATTGCAAATAGTCTTTTAACATCAGTAACTTGGACAGCTTATTACGCTACTACTACAGATACTTTTGGTACTTTAGCTAGTCCTACACGCACTCAAATCGCTACTGGTACATTTACAGTAACTTCTACGCTAACCCAGTACAACGCACAGATTACTGTTCCATCTGCCGCAACTACTGGTATTGAGATTGTCTTTACTGTTGGAGCACAAACTAGCGGTACATTCCAGTTAGGTCTAGTTCAATTAGAAGTAGGTAGTTCTGCTACTGGTTATGAGTATCGTCAGTATCAGCAAGAGTTACAGCTTTGCCAACGCTATTACTACAAAACCATTTCTGATTCAAGTTATGCCCAAGTAGGAACTGCATTTTTAAGTGGCTCTACTGCTGGTACTGCAACTTTTCCTTTTCCTGTTCCTATGCGTGTTATAGCATCTTCTATTGATTGGACTGGATTAGCTACTTGTCAATATGCTTCAGCACCAGCTATTGCTTGGACAAGTTCATCTTTATCAGGGCAACAAACTAAAAACCTTGGGAATGTAAACTTCTCAACTGGTTCTTCTGCTGGTGGTACTGGTTTGGCAGTTCAAATTATTGCTAACAATAATGCTAATGCCTATATCGGTTTTAGTGCGGAGCTATAAATGTATAAAATAATTAAATTTGATTTATATGGTGTTGAGCAAACTCATGTTCAGCGTGATAACGGAGATGGTTCTTTTACATCATTTCCAGCACAAGAAGATAACGAACTTTACAAATCCTACCTTGCATGGGTAGCGCAAGGCAATACTCCATTACCAGCAGATGAGGTGACAGAATGAGTATTACTTTAGGCGGTACAAGCCCCGCAGTTACTTTCCCTGATGCTACTGTACAAAATACAGCCGTTGTTTCTCCTTCCGTTATAGGTCAAGTACCTTTTTCTACTGATGGCTCAACTTTTACTCCAACAGCAAAAGTAGCAAGCGGTACTGCCGTAGCATCTACAAGCGGAACAAGCATTGACTTTACTAGCATACCTAGTTGGGTAAAGCGTATTACTGTAATGTTTGCTAATGTTTCTACAAACGGCTCAAGCAATCTTCAAATTCAAGTAGGAAATGGAACAATAGTTACTTCTGGCTATACAGGCGGTTATGTAAATATATATGCAAATGCTGGCACTCAAGTAGGAAGTAATAGTTCTGGATTTTTAATTGCCGATGGTGGAGCAACTGATATTAGGTCAGGTCAAGCTGTTTTAACATTAATTTCAGGAAATACTTGGGTATGTTCGTTACTTATGGGAACATCCCCTGGAACTGGAACAGTATTAACTGGTGGCACAATTGCTCTTGGTGGAACATTGGATAGGGTACGAGCTACTACAGGAAACGGCACAGACACTTTCGATGCTGGCTCAATCAACATTCTTTACGAGTAAATCATGGACAAAATTGAAATTAATGTAGATGTAATTACTGGTGAAGTAACTCAAACAGTAACTCAATTTACTTCTGAAGAACTTGCTTACTCTGCACAAATAACTGCACAGGCTGAGGCTGATGCACAAGCATTCATTGATACAAAGGCTTCTGCACTAGCTAAACTAGCCGCATTAGGTTTGACACAAGATGAAGTAAAAGCATTGGTGGGATGATATGATTAATGAAGCTCTAGAAAATAGAGTAGTACGTCTGGAGATTAAAACAGACAACCATGAAGATGATATTAAAGAGCTTCGTAAATCTGCTAATGATCTGTCTAAAGCTATGGCAAGCATAGAAAAGAACTTAGCACAGATTAAGTATATTGCCATTGGAGCTCTTGCTGTTGTTGTAACACAGTCTCTTGGTCTTGATCGTGCAATTAAACTATTATTTGGAGGCTAGATGTCTACAACCTTTACAGTAAGCCGTGATCAGATTATCCAGTTAGCATTACGCAAGCTTGGTGTATTGGAACTTGGCGACACTCCTGATGCAGCTACAGTAGCTAACGCATCACTAGCTCTTAACTTATTCATTAAACAGATGGCAACATCTGGTTTAAAGATATGGAAGACTAACGAATTAGTATTACCACTTGTTGCTGGACAGACTGAGTATGTTATTGGTCCATCAAGTACAGGTGCTGTAGATCTTAATACTGACAAACCTCTTAAAGTTATTCAGGGTTGGTTACGTAATAACACTGTTAGTCCAGCTATTGATGATGTGCAGATTCAGTTATTAAGTAAACAAGAACACAACATGTTAGGTTCTAAGTTCAGTACTGGAACTCCTAACAGTTTGTTTTATGAGGTAAGACAGAATACTGGTAACATGTATTTGTATGTAACACCTGACAGTAATGCAGCTGCTACATTCGAGTTACACTTTGTTTGCCAACAACCAATGGCTGACATTAATACAGCACAAGCTATCCCTGATTTCCCCAATGAATGGATGAACGTTCTTGTATGGAACCTTGCTGATCAGTTAGCTATTGAATATAGCGTGCCAGGTAATCATCGTCAAGAGATTGCTGTGCGTGCTAAAATGTACAAAGAAGAATTAGAAGGATGGGACGTTGAATCGTACTCTACATTCTTCCAGCCTGATATGAGAATGGGTAGACCATCTTCTAACAACATACCATAATAGGATACTATGCCAATTGCAAGACTACCTTTAGCACAACCAATAGAGACTCGTGATGGTACCTTGGCAAAGGATTCTAAGTGTGTCAATGGTTACTTTGAGACAGTAGGTCAGAAACGAGAGTTTATTAAACGACCTGGTATTTTAAACACAGGTGCATCACTTGCTAATGCACAGGGCCAGGGACTTTATAACTTTAATGATTCTTTATTTGCTGTAGTTAATAATGTACTCTATAAAATTAATCCTACTACTTATGCTGTAACTACTATTGGTACTATGACTGGTACCGTTGGTGGTGTAGTACAGCAGTGTTATTTTAATAGCACACTTAATAACACATACTTGTTTTTACATAATCAAGTAAATGGTTACACATACAATCCAGCTACAGGCGTCTTTGCTAAAGTAGTAGATGATGGTATTACCGTTGTAACTATTATTACAGGTGGTACAGGATACACAGCTCCTGCTGTTACATTCTCAGCGCCTAGTGGTGGTGGAACAACAGCTACTGGAACTGTACAGTTTACTGGTGGTGTAGTTACGGGTATTACAATTACTGATCCAGGCAGTGGATACACTTCTAGCGATACATTAGTAGTAACTATTACTGATGGTGGTCCTGGTGTTAATGCAACAGCATCAGCTTTGTTAAACGGATTTCCTACTGGCCCTTATGCCACAGGTGCTATTTATCTAGATACCTATACTGTCATTGGTGGTACTAATGGTGAGATATATACATCGGATCCTAACAACCCAACAGTGTGGAATGCACTTAATTACATAACGGCAGAAGCAGAACCAGATGGGTTAGTTGGTATTGTTAAACACCTTAACTATGTATTAGCATTTGGTCAGTGGTCAACAGACTTTTACTACGATGCTGGTTCATATCCAGGCTCTCCCCTTGCTATTGCAACACCGTATCACATTGAATTAGGATGTGCTAGTGGAGACTCTATCTGTTCGTTTGAACAAACAACAGTCTGGATTGGTACGGCTAAAGAGCAAGGACCTTCGGTATACTCTATCATGGGTGTATCACCGTCAAAGATATCAACACCATTCATTGATCGTATTCTAAACAATAGTACTCTTACTGATGTGATTGCATATCCATTACGTATCAATGGACATACCTTTTACATACTTACATTAGCAGATCTCAATCAAACACTTGTGTATGATCTTAATGAGAAGCAGTGGTATCAATGGACTATGTATGCTGTGGGTGATAGTGATTCTGGTGTTCCTGGTATCTACGCTGAACAGTATTTCAGACCTAGTTACTTTGCTGGTGTTGGTGAGACATACTTCTTGTTAGATGATGACAATGGGACGTTGTATACAATGTCTGACACGTATTACAATGATGATGGTGCTCCAATCTATTACAGATCAGTAACCCCTATTATGGATAGTGGAACTACTAAACGTAAGTTCTATCATCGCCTTGAGATTGTCGGTGATAAGATTCCGGCTACAATGAATATAAGACATACTGGGGATGACTATAAAACATGGTCAAACTACAGACAAGTAAACTTGAATAATGGACGTCCTCAGATATACCAAGTTGGTGCAGACCGACGAAGGGCTTGGGAGTTCTTATGTACTGATAATCAACCAATCCGACTTGAAGCCGCTGAGTGTGACTTTGATGTTGGTGAGTTAGAGAATGTAGGGCAACCAGCACAGCAAGGGTAAGATAGATGGTAACATACCAAGTAGAGTTATACTCTGACGTTCTTCCAGAGCTACGGGTTATATACCCAGAGCACTATAAAGAAATAGAGCAAGAGGTTAGTGGTGGTTTTGAACTAGACCCAGACTGGACTCAGTACTTTGCTCTTGAACAGGCTGGTATGTTACACGTTATTACTTGTCGAAAAGCCTCTAAGCTTATTGGTTACATGTTCTACATTGTTAGTAAACACTTACATGTAAAGTCATGCGTTACAGCCTACGAAGATATATACTTCCTTCGTAAGGAATACAGAAAAGGACGGACTGGTATTCGTATGTTTCAGTTTGCTGAACAACATATGAAGTCTATCGGTGTGAATAAAATGCTAGGCACTACTAAGGTACATATAGATAACTCAAAGTTATTTGAATACCTTGGATATCAGTTCGTAGAAAAACTCTTCAGTAAATATATATAAAAAGGAATTAATATGGGTGGCATAGTCCAAGCAATCTTTGGTGGTGGTAGTCAGAGTACTGCTGCTCCAGCACCATTACCACAAAGTCAAACAGACCCTTACGGTGCTATGGGTGGTCGTACTCAGGCTGGTAATCAGTTAATGAATTTAGTTAATAACCCAAGCAGTGCATTAAGCTCAGCTGGTTATCAACAACAACTACAACAAGGCGTAGCTGCTCAACAAGCAGCAGGTGCTGCTGGTGGTACCCTTCAATCTGGTGCCCAGGCTAATGCTCTTCAGAGTATGGGTCAGAATACATTTAGCAGTTATTATCAACAGATGATTGGTAATCTTGGAGCATTGTCTGGTGCTACTACCCAAACCCCATCTGGTGCAGCTAATGCACAAACACAAAGTGCTCAGATGGCTTACAACGCACAGAATCAGAATGCACAATCAGGTATTGGTTTAGTTGGTATGGCCCTTGGTGGTGCTAGTGCTGCTGGTTTGTTTAGTGGTGGTGGTATGATGGGTGGCAGTTCAACACCAAATTGGTCTAATCCATACTCTAGTTATGATCCTACCGGCGGTGCTGGGGGTGGTGTAGGTTTATCAGGTATTGAATAAAGGCTAATCATGAGTTTCTGGAATAACCCTGGAGCATCGTTTGAAGGACTAGCGCACGACCCGTGGCACAGTATGCAGAACTTTATGACTACTGGTGTAGTTCCAATGTTACCGTACATTGCTGGTGCTATTGGTGGTATGTTTGGTCCTGCTGGGGCTGCTGCTGCTGGTGGTGCTACTCAAGAAGGTATTGATTACTTTAGTGGCAACTCTCAAGCCAGAACTGGTCAAGGTATTATGGGCAGTCTAATGTCTGGTGCTGGTAAAGGTCAGTTGGGTAGCTCAGCGTATGGTGCATACGATACTGGATCTATCGGACCTAGTCAAGGACAACAAGGTATTAGTCAGTTAATGAAACTATTTGGTAACTCATCTGGTGGTTCAAGTACCGGTGGTACTGGCTCTTCTAGTTCACCCCTCAATTACTTTCAAGCACGTAAT